TCATCGTATTCGGCCTGCTCGATCAATGCATGCGCGTAGGCGTCAACAAGCTTCCTCATCGACTCGGATACCATTTCCAGTTCCTTGCCCGCAGCGACCTCCTTTTCTTCCAATTCATGCGTGTCGGTCAGTCCAGTTGTGAGCATTCTTATATCAGCCAGCACCTGATCTTTGTTCGCAATCATCCGGTTCATCTCCGTTACAAACGCCGCTTTGATCTGATCTTCGGTCACGTGCGGCGTTTTGCATGGCTCGCCGTTGTCATATTTATGCTGGCAGCGCCAGATCACAGTTCGGTATTTATCCGTGCTGTGCCAGACCTTTCTGCCGTAGTAACTGCCGCACTCCCCGCAGATAATCTTGCTTGAGAAGCACCCACTCCTGCCGACATATTGAGCTTCGCGACGGCGCTTGAGTTCCTGCTGAACCTCGTCGAACACTTCAGGCGGAATAATCGCCGGATGGCTTTGTTCCACGTAGTACTGCGGTAGTTCGCCCTCGTTGCGCTTCATTTCTTTTGTCAGGAAGTTCACGCAGAAGGTTTTCTGCAGCAGCGCGTCCCCCTTGTACTTCTCGTTCGTCAGAATGCTCTCTACCGTACCCGAATACCATCGCGGCTTGCCCGCTGGAGACAGTATCCCCCGTTCCGTCAGCTTTTTAGCAATACCCGAAGGCATCAAACCGTCAAGGAAGAGTTTGTAAATAAGCCGGACCGTTTCCGCCTGATCTTCAACAATCCGCGGCTGACCATCCGGCCCTTTTTCGTAGCCTAAGAACTGCTTGTAGGGCAGGTATACCTTCCCCTCTTCGCATTTCGCACGCTTGCCCCACGCTACGTTCTCGCTGATCGACCGGCTCTCTTCCTGCGCCAGAGAACTCATGATCGTAATCAGCAGCTCTCCCTTGGAATCCATTGTATAGATGTTTTCCTTCTCAAAGTAAACTTCGACACCCTTATCTTTCAATTGACGAACCGCCGTCAGCGTGTCGACTGTATTTCTGGCAAAGCGGGAGATACTTTTCGTTATGATCAGATCGATCTTCCCGGCAAGTGCGTCCGCAATCATGCGATTGAACCCATCGCGCTTTTTCGTGTTTGTGCCGGTGATCCCTTCGTCCGTATAGACCTCGACCATCGTCCATTCCGGGTTAGCGGCGATCTGGCGGGTGTAATAGTCCACCTGCGCCTCGAAGCTCGTAAATTGTTCGTCACTGTCGGTTGATACCCGCGCATATGCGGCAACTCGGCGTAGCTCCGATTTCGGTTGATGCGATGATGCTTTGGCAACGACAGCTCGATCAATTCTCGTGACTTTCTTGATGGCTTCCATATGTTGTATTCCTCTTCCTTGCCCTTGTTTTTTCTCCGGCCGCCTTTTTCATTTCGTCCGTCCAGCTTTCCGACCGTGAGCGGTCTTCCCAGATATACTCAACGGCATGTCCGTCTCGGAATATAAAAATCAACTGCCTTGGATATACGGCGGTGATATGATCGATTTGCCGTTCGAAAACCGTCTCGTCAAAATCAGGCAGCTCGAGCACTTCAGCGGATAATTTCATGAGCGTATCTTCCGGTATCTTCTTGCTTAGACAGAAGTCCTTCCCCTCCGCAGAATATGTGCTGCAAACATAGCCCGGTGTTCCGTTTGTGTTCTTTCGGATGAAATGCCGACCGCAATTCGCGCATATAATTTTCCGACGGAACGGCTGATCCTCCATTTTTGCCTGCGGTCGATTTGCGGTACCCTTTCTGCTCTCCATCAGCGTCATTGCTTGGCGATACGTTTCTTTATCTATAATTGCCGGATGCGCGCCTTCGACCAAATACATCGGCAGTTCACCCTGATTCTTTTGTGCGCGTTTTGCCAGGTGGTCTTTCGTAAACGTCTTTTGGAGCAGTTGGCATCCCGTATACTTTTCATTTCGCAAAATTTCCGAAACGACAAACTGTTTCCACTGACCGCCCTGTTCGCATGGAACCCCTTCTATTCGCAGACGCTTTGCAATAGCCGTCGCGCTCTCACCAGCGAGATACTCGGAAAATATCCTGCGCACGATCGCCGCTTTAAAGTTGTCAATTTCCACGTTGCCGTGAGAGATCCTATACCCGTAAAGCTGACACCAGCCGGTGATTTCGCCTTGCTCATACTTCTTTCGCAGCCGCCACTTGACGTTTTCGGATGCCGATCGGCTTTCCTCCTGCGCATATGAAGAGAGGATGGTAAGCATCAGCTCGCCATCCCCCGATATGCTGTGGATGTTCTCCCTCTCAAAGAAAACATCCACGTCGCGTTCTTTTAATTCCCGCAGAATATTCAGTGTGTCCAGTGTGTTCCGCGAGAACCGACTGAGCGACTTTGTGATCACCATGTCGATCAGCCCCGCATTGCAGTCCGCAATCAATCGCTGAAACTCCGGCCGGGCGCTTTTCGTACCCGTGATCCCCTCGTCCGCGTAGACGCCGACGTACTGCCACTCGGGATTCCGCTGGATGTGCGTTCTGTAGTAGCCGACCTGAGCAGCCAGCGATTCGATCATAGTCTCCTTTTCAATCGAAACCCTAGCATATGCCGCGACACGTTTTCTGGGTTGAATGGCCGGTATCGTCGGCATTCTTGTATGGATAGTCCTTGCCATATTCCCCTCCTGCCATGTCGCATGTTACCTCTGTTTTTAAGATTTATCAACGGTCGGCCGGCAGATCAGACTGCCAAAAAACGGATTATATTTTTCGATCATCTTATGATCAAAGTCCTCATATTCCTCTTTGGAAATCAACCCGCGATGCAACATGCTTTTTGCTACCGCCATTACCGTACGGTAGCGCATTTCCCGTTCAAACTGTTCGTTTGTCATGCGATTCCTTTTCTCCGAACCGATCCCGGATATAGCAGGCATGGCAGCAATACTTCCTACGGGTTCTTGCGTAGTCCTCAAAGGCACGACCGCAGAAAGCGCATTTCGTTTGAACCGCTGTCTTCTTGTTTCCGTCATTCCTGTGAATGCTCCACCATGTGCGTCTGCAAGCTTCCGAGCAAAAGGATCGGCGTTTCCGCCCTGCGACCTGCAAAATTGGCACTCCACAATTTCTGCAGTATTCCAAGTCGTTTGAAGAGTTCGCTTCAAACACCGGTCGGAAACCGCATCGCTGGCAAACGGATTTCACCGTGTTCCGGGAAAGTCCTATAATGCCGCTGATCTGCGTGTAACTCTTTCCGGCTATCCGCAATCGCCGGACTTCATCCCGTTCGTGCTCTGTCATCGTACCCTCCCCAAAACGCAAAAGGGAGCGCCCTGAAAGGCGCTCCCCTCTGTCGATATTCTGTTGTTCTTACTTCATGCCGGAAATCATCTGCTCCGCCGTGCCGGTGATCAGCGCAGAGATATCGACTTGCGCCGCAGTCAACACGCTCATTGCGGAATCGGACAGCTTGGCCGTCGTCTTCTCATACAGTAGCTGGCCGAGTGCGGTGATTTCATCCTTGGTCAGTTTTCCGTCCTTGCTCGCGGCTTTCATGCCATCGACGACCGTCTGTTTCAATTCCCCGACCGTGATCTGCGCCAGTTTGATCAGTTCCTGCTGGGCCTTGTTCACCGTGTCGAGCTGCGTGACCTTGCCGAGCTTTGCCGTCAACCATGCGCCGAACACGCCGATCAGCGCGATAAAAAGCGCCGCGGCGACGTTCACGGCGTTCTCGATCAGGATGTCGGTTGCCGTGCTCGTCCCGCCCGAATCCGCCAGCGCGTAAACAGGAAGCGCAAGCACCAGGAGTGCGATCAGTACCAATAGCAGTTTCTTTTTCATGTTGTGTTTCCTCCTTCAATTCAGATAGATGTTGCCTGCTTCGACGCAAGCTCGTGGACAAAATCTTCGTATTCCTCTTGCGTAGCCTTCGCTTTGTCCCGCGCGGTCTTCATCTCGCCGTTCGTTTCGCCACGCTCAACTGCGATAGCCGTCGCAAGCGAGAGTGATAAACTTGCATCCTGCATCTTCATGGCCAGTTTCGACTCCTTCGCCCGGACGGCGGCACGCCGCTCCGTCTGTTTCCGATCACGCGTCGCCCGGACCTCGATCCAGACGACCAACAGGGCGAATACGCCCGAAATGATCTCTCCGACATAGTTCAATTTGCATCCCTCCGTTTCTTACTCATACAGCAGCTTGCAGCGCCCGCACTTGTGCCAGTACCCGCTGCCGCCCTGGTTGATCCCTTCCAGTACGATGCCGACGTCGCGGCCTTTGTCGTGGATTACCTTGCCGGAACCGAGGTACAGACCGATGTGTGTTTCGTCGCTGGAATTCGACGATGACACCCGGAACACGAAATCACCGGCAATCAGCTCGCTGCGGGGAACCTCGTCGCAAAGCGACCACAGCCCGTCGCAGTCGCGCCGATTGTCCCAGATTCCACATTCCCGCATGAGCCAAGAAATGAACCCCGAACAGTCATGTCCAAGCAGGTCGGAAAGCCCATATTTGTACTGCTTATCCCGAAACGCGATCACCCGGGCGTACTCGTCATCCTTGGCTTGAATTGCGCT